ATCGTGGCTAGTTGTTGTTCCAACAGATGCCGTTGTATTTCGACCTTCTAATTCCACAGACAAGTTATTAGTAGTGTCTGTCAAAGTTATCGTTGCATCATTTGCGTTTTCAACCGTCAACCCATCAGCCGTGACTGTGCCGTCTACATTCAAAGACGTACCAAACTGACCTGTCGTAAACGACCCCGCCGCAGGTGTAGAGCCGCCGATGACTGTGTTGTCGATGGTGCCGCCGTTGATGTCGGCAGAAGTTGCAGTTAGGCTTGAAATAGTCACAGAGCCAATTGTGCCGCCATTAATCTTATCGCCACTGATCTGGTCATTCGCCAGAGTTAATGTGCCAGCGGATACATCAAGCGTTTTGCCTGAGCCGACTGTGATGTCAGAGGTTGCAATCGTTGCACCGTCGATAGTGCCGCCGTTGATGTCGGTGGTTGTCAAAACAGACGATGCAAGCGTGACCACGCCCGTACTATCCGCAATCGACCCCGCAGACGTACCGTCCTTTGCCTTGAGGTTGGTCACTTCAAGGTTGGTGCTGTCTACTGTGGTGGCATTAACTGTGGTGATATTGCCGGTGGTGACATCCGCTGTGGCTGTGGTCAGTTTAGTCGGAGTCAAGTTGACGTAGACATCAGAAACAACCGCACCTGCGCCTGCGCCATCAAACTTCAAGACAACGTCCGCACCGTTAGGAATGACAAAATCATTGGAGGCGTTGTAGGTGCCTTGGAAAATTGTAATGGTTCGGTCGGCCGATAAACTGTTCCGAATGTGCACCACTTTTTCAGCATCGTTCGGGGTCAACTGCACAAACGCAGTACCGCCTAAGTCACCACCGTCTACAAACTCGATGAATTTGTTTCGGCCGTCTGAAGAAGCACCGTTGGTGATCGGGAGATCGTTCGGGCTGCCAGAAGATCCGGCAACAGATAACGTGACCTGCTCAACACCGTTGACGGCCTCGTCGATCAGATCAAGGTTGGTGTTGGTTGTGGTACCCCATGTTCCCGACTGTTCGCCGGTTGCAATCTTTTCAATACCAAGGTTGGTGGTATAGGTGCTAGGCATTCTCTTTTCCTCTACGCCGCAATATCATTCCAATTTGGGGTTTGCCCTGTATCCACATCAGAGTAATTTGGATTCTGCGTGGTTACAACTTCACCCCAGACATTTACACTGGTGGTTGCCGCTGTCAATTGAACCCCTGCGGGGCTTGCTGTCGCTTCCGCAGTGACGGTGACCGTTCCGGAAAGTGCATTTGCACTTATTCCTGTGATTGATGCGACTGCTTCTGCTACAACAGTGACATTGCCCTGCGTAGATGTGAGCTCTTCTCCTGTCGGAGTGGCATCTGCATCCGCAGTGACAGTGACCGTTCCATCTGTTGTTGTTGCCTCTTCTCCTGTAACAGAGAAGACTGCCTGTGCGGAGACTGTGGCATCCCCTGCCGTGGCTGTCGCCGCCGTTCCTGTGAGGGCCGCATTAGACTCTGCGATGACTGTGACAGTGCCCGCAGAGAAAGCAAGCTCAATACCAGCTACAGTGGCATCAGCATCTGCCTTGACTGTTTCGTCACCCTGAGTGACTGTGGCTTCTTCACCAGTGACTGAGAAGACCGCTTGAGCGGATACCGTGACACTACCAGCCGTTGCAGTAAGTTCTTCTCCTGTGAGCTCTACGGGGTTTGGTTCGTCCCATGGCCCACTACTCCATCCACCACGACCCCATCCTGTAATGTCGGTCATGGCCTAACTCCTTAGGCGATACGAATGATCGCGTTCGATGCGTCCGCTGTGGGCATCTGCACCGTAAAATCACCTGTAGTTGCAGTCTTGTCTTCTCCGAAATCCAACACCATGACTGCCTTGTCTGACTTGTCATCGTTGTAGATCAAGCATCCACGTGCTGTAAGGCTCACATTTGAAAACACCTCATCGGCAAAATCCACAAACGCTGTGGTGCCTGAAGATGTGGGCGTGACGCTTGTCAAATCTTGTCCGCCTGCGGTGTAGTTTGTTCCGGTCTGCGTCACCTCGTTTGTGGAGGTTGGGTCTGCGTCTGGATCAGCAGGGGCTGAGTACGCAGTGGTTGCCGCCCCCAGTGTCGCAGATGAAGTAAACAACGCCAGCTTGAAGGTGTCGCCTGTTGATGCTGTGAAGTCATGCGTTGCCGTCATGAGCTCCACTTTGAATGATGTACAAATCGCCTGAGAGATTGCCACGGTTAAAGCCTCTTGATGATTTCAGCCATGTCCTCATGGCCTTGGTTCCTAAATAAATTATACAGGGTTGTGCGCTCTGACTGCTGTGCCTTTGCAAGGTAATAGGTCAGAACACCCCTGATGCTCTCTTTAAATGCTTCGGCCTGTTGCCGAATGATTGGATCTGCGTCTTTGGAGACGTACATAATCTTGTCTAACGCAAGCCCAGCCAACTCCTCTGGAGTGTGGCCTCGGCCCTCTGTTGAGACAACATTGACGGTACCAGTTTGGGTACCCACTGTTTCTGACATCATGTGACTGGCATCCTTGGTTCGCCGTTACGGTAGCTGTCCATTCTGTTTCGGCCTTCGCCTAGATTCATCAACTGCGCCATGGCTTCGTCATAACGTGCCTTGTAAAGCTGTAGCATGTCTCCCTCTCCCTTCATGAAGGTGTAAGCCTCGACGAGGGATCCGTACAGCAATGCTGTTTCGGCGTTGTCTCCGAGCCAGCTTGTGCCTGCAGTGACGATAGACTCTGGATCGAAATAATAGTGCAATTGCACATTATAATTTGAGTCGGGCGTTGGTCCGAGAATGAACGTCTCGTCATCAAATATTGCGTAATACTGTGGCTTCGCTTCTGTAGACTGCGATGGGAATGCTTCACGAATGAAGTTCACATCCTTCGGTAACAGGAACTCATAGTCCCCGTCACCATCAATCACTGCAAGCGAAAACACAGAAAGAAAATCAGATGGCTGTGCCAAGAATCGGTTCGAGCTGGTCAGTGTTCCTGTCACATTACGGCGCAAATCAGGGATCTGGACGGCGCGATTGATGCGCTCTTCAGTTTGCCTAATAAATGTTGGAATCTGCGAAACAAATGTTGTTTCATCGTTCTCGCAGTAGTCCTGTATCGCCTGAACCAATTCAGCGTAGTTCATCTCTAATCCTGATACAAATTATCAAAAGTTATTTCGGGGTCCAGATAACTCGGGTGCCCTTCAGCGGAATGTGTGTACTGACTTGGTGTGAAGTCAGGTGCGCCTTCTCCAGTCCTCCACAGTGCGGGGCTTGTTGCCCTGACCCGATTGTTCGGGAGTGCCACAATGTTCCCAGTCCATGGTCCCTCGGTGAGGTACATTACATGAGACTGCTTGTGTTGGTCTGGGGAGTCTGCGATCTCATGGTCTGTGTAGTCCACTGTAAACATGTATCGGGCTCCGTAAAACTCGTGGTTCACTTTAGCCAGCCATGGACTTGAGCTTACACGGTTGAACACAACGCTCTCATGGCTTCGGGACATACAGTCCCAAGGCTGAGCGACATGGTCCTCCATTCGATCAGGCCACTCTTCTAATTCGATATCAGCAACGAGCGCCTGTATGGGCATCCTTGCCCACATGGCGCCACCATGGACGTTGTCCATGTCTTCTTCGTTGTCGATCTCACAGCCCGTGAACACCACCTGAAAACTCAGTGACCGGTCAGGTATTGTGTTCACAGCAAACGCTATCGCGTGAATAAATTCTCCGTGATAGCGCATATGGTTGCAGGTAAACTCCCTGCGGACCCAGCACTTGAAGCTGGGGCAATTTGAAACTAGGTATGGCATTAGCCACCTCGCGTGAAACGTCCTCCTTTTGTTGCCGCGCCCATGCCGCGAGCAACTCCTCCACGCGAGTATCCCTTAGTTTTCTTCATTGCGCCACCCTTGGCGTAACCCTTCGTCTTTTTCATGGCACCGCCTTTGGCGTAGCCCTTCGTTTTCTTCATAGCACCGCCTTTGGCGTAGCCCTTGGTCTTCTTGGCCATACCGCCTGCGGCCATCTTGCCCTTGCCGTCTGCCGCGAATGCTGGGACCTTCTTGCCATCCTTCATGACCATTGGCATCTTGCCGCCCTTGGCGTAACCCTTGGTCTTCTTCATTGCTCCGCCCTTGGCGTATCCTTTTGTCTTCTTCATCATTCCGCCCTTTTTAGCCGCGACTGGAATCTCTTCGCGAGCCTGCTTGCGAGACTCAGCCTTGTTACGATTAAAACGATCCATTGCACTTTCTTTCTTCGCACCGCCAGACTTGGCACCCGACTTAGCTCCAGTTTTGGAACCCGAGCTCCGCATCCGTCCACTGGTGATCTCTTTCGAGGTCATCCCGCGATATGGACTGCTCTTGCGACCTGTCATCTTTGACACTTCGGTCTTGGGTGGAACCTTCAAAGATGCTCCGGCCCGAATCTGATTGGCATTCTTGATAGATGGATTCATTTCCATCAGCTTCTTGACGGTCGTCCCGCGTGACTTTGCAATCTCGGATAGCGTATCTCCTGACTTGATCTTGTAGCTTCCTGATTTGTTTTCTTTTACAGCTTGTGCTGACCGGCGAAACATCCCCGGTTTTTTTTCCGCCATGATGATCTCCTTAACTGATCTGGACTGTGACTTGCCCTGCACTGGTCACGAGTGCGTTTGGTGGGCCATAGGTTTCGAGTGTTTCCCCGTCAAGAGCTGGATAGCTGAATATTACGGGTTCTACAAAACGATCTGGTCTCGGGTCTCTGAGTGCCTGAGGATCGTTAATTCTGACTCGGCCGAGGAAATTTTGTGGGTGATCTGGGTCAACCACATCCCGTCCGACTCGGAATCCTGTTTTGACGCCGTCCTTGATCTCATAGACGAGGTCTTTGAGCGGGTAACGAAACCCTGTCTTGTCGCAGAATCCAAATGCTTTTCTGGCTCGTGCGTACTTGCTCATTACAAACTGCTTGTGTAGAACGTATCAAACGGAACAAACTGAATCGAGGCGCTCTCTTGGTCCTCGCCCGCCGCCAGCTCGAATTGATATTCATATTCCTGCTTCAGGAACGACAGGCGGTCTGCAACTTGAGGCTTCTTCATGGCAATGTAGTAAGCCAAGCCTGCTGTCAGGCACGGGACAAACCGAGGAGGGACATCAGCCGTTCCCGTGATGCCTTCCGAAATACTCTCAATGCCACGCAGGCGGTAATACGCCAAAGTGTAAGATTGAGTTGAATCAGGCACAGGCCACAACGTAATCGTTGTCTCCGTTGCCAGACGGCGAACGAACGCTTGAGTGGGTCGTCCTGTTGTGTTCTTGTTAGATTGCTGAGAATAAGTTGATACACTGATTCGCTCGATGTTTGTGTCAATCTGGTTCACACCAGATCCTGTTCTCAGGGACATCTCAATTACATCAATGGTGTCTGATGGCAATGTGTATGTTCCTGTACCTGAGCTCAGGCTAATTGTTCCGGGCTCGATTGTCCACAGGTTCAGGCCTCGGTTTTGCCATTCAAGTGTCAATAGGTTCAGGGAGCGTCTGGCCGTCTTCAGGTCGTAGCCCGTCCGCATCTCCAGACCTGCGCGTTCAAACGCTTCTTCAAACAGTTCTGGCAAATCCGGAGTGACAACTGACATTTACTTCTTCCTGTATGATCTGGTCTTCTTTGCAACCTTCTTAGGCTGTGCAGAGTGTTGTTTGCCTTTCTTGGTGTCCGCTCGCTTCTTTCTCGTAGTGGCGGCATACTCTTTGTCCGAAAGCGCTTTGATAGCCTTGGATGGCAGATAGCGCTCCCCAGTGGCCTTTGGCCCTTGCGTCGAAGGCTTTCCTGATTTCGTGCGCCACTTCTGCTTGGTCCACGACTTCAGGCTTTTTTGTGGCTTCTTGAGTGCCATTATCCGTAATGTCCTCTTTCAAGCAAGTACGACTCCGCTCTTGCCATTGTCTCCGGGGAGTCTCCAAGCAATCCCAGCGCCCTGTTACAGGACTTACATAAAATTCCTCTGACTTCGCCGGTTTCGTGATTGTGGTCAATGGCGGAGCCTTCTGCGTCAATTGCCTTATCGCAAACTGGACAGGTTCCATCTTGCTCCTCATACATGGCCCAAAACTCATCTGACGTTATGTTATGACGAGCGCATCTCTTTCTAAGGGTCCATTTGTCCTTGGCCCTGTATTCACGGACAGTTTCTGGATTTTGATCCACCCAACCTTTATGGTGCTCGTAGTGGCACTGCTTGCACCAACTCTTATACAGTTGCTTTGTCTTTCCGCCAGAACGCTTTCCAAAAAGGTCTAACGATTTTTCTACACCGCAATTTGTACAAGATTTAGTCTTTGTATCCACCGCCCTTAGCCTTATACTGTTTTGCTAGCATTTGAGCTTTTCTCCCGCTCCACTGGCCGGGCTTGCCGCCCTTTCCGCCAGATTTGATCTCGTTAAATAGGCGTTTTCGTAGTGCGGGTTTGGTATAATTACCGGCTTCATTG